CCAACGCAACAATAGTCATTCCTTCTGGCGTGAGCGGATTTTGGGTTTTAAGCAATAATACTACTGGCGGTGGCACTGTCACCGTCAATAGTAATGGTAGTGGCGCTCAAGTTGTTAGCCAAAGCAAAAATGCATTTTTGTTTAGCAACGGAAGCGCAGTTTACTTTCTTACATCTATAAGTTCTGTAGCTACATCTGATGGCGGCACTGGTTTAACGACATTTGGTGCTGCAAATCGGGCTTTGTATTCGACGTCAGCTTCTGTTTTGACGGCTGGAACATTGCCATATCAAGCTGGCGGTACTGGAATTGCAACTACTCCGGCAAATGGTCAACTTGATATTGGTAATGGAACCGGATTTACTCGTACTACTTTAACTGCCGGAACAGGCATTAGCATTACAAATGGTGCGGGTTCTATTTCTATTGCTGCGGCAGGAACGGTCTTAAATTATCAATCGTTTACAGCAAGCGGAACATGGTCCGCTCCATCTGGTATAGCCGCAACAGATATTGTTACTGGTTATATTTGGGGTGGGGGCGGCGGCGGAAGCGGTTCCTCTAACGCTTCTGGCGGCGGTGGTGGTGCATGCGTTCAATTTTGGTATCCATATTCTGCTTTAACAAGTTCTATTGCTGTTACAATTGGTGCTGGTGGCGCTGCTAAAACTGTTGGAAATAATTCAACATTTGGTTCCTACATCACTGCATATGGTGGCGGTGCGAGTACTAATAACGGTGGCGGCGGTGGCGGAACTTGGTCAGCAGGATCAGGAACCACTGGCGGAAATCCAGCAACAGCAAGTGGCAAAGATAATACTTATGGCGGTGGCGATTCCGGCAGTACTTCTGGCGTAGTAGGCGGCACTTCCATTTGGGGTGGCGGCGGTGGTGGTGGTTTAACTAACAACACAGCTGCTTTTGCTGGTGGTCAATCACTATGGGGCGGCGGCGGTGGCGGCGCGTATGTTAGTACTGGCACCTTATATGGTGCTGGTGGCGCATCAACATTTGGTGGCGCTGGTGGTTCTAATTCTGTTGGTGTAGCACCGGGTGGCGGTGGCAGTGGCGGCGCAACTGGGTTTGCTGGCGCGCGTGGCGAATGCCGCGTTTGGGTAATTAGAACAACAACAGCATAAATACCTGTTTAGGTTTTTTGCCCTAACATAGTAATTTCAACCATGTGGCGTGTACAATCGCCGCATGAAACAAACATATAGCACGTATCTGGAATTTGAAATCGGACGCCTCATAGACGAGGCGATTGCCGACGAAATTGCTATACTTGCCAATGGTAACGTCGAAGACATTAAAGATTACAAATATAGAGTTGGCATAATCAAAGGCTTGCAGAAAGCCAAAGACCTTATGTCAGAAGCAGACCGAAACCTTCAAACAGGCGAAAGAGGATAACATGCCGTACACGCGCATGCACCATGACGTTGACCCAAAAGAAGCCATTCTCAAAGAATTAGGCGACATTTCGGGTATCGAAATCTTTAATACGCATGTTCTTGTTGCAACTTATGTCCGCCCAACAAAAACAAAAAGTGGCCTTCATTTGACGGATAAATACGTCGATGAAGACAAATATCAGGGAAAAGTTGGCCTTGTTGTTAAAAAAGGTCCGCTTGCTTTCGTTGATGAAGAGCAGGACTGGTTCAAAGGCGTTGAAGTGAACATTAATGATTGGGTTGTTTATCGCCCGTCTGATGGCTGGTCCATGAATGTGCATGGTGTCCAATGCCGTGTTTTGCGTGACATTGATATTCGTGGCCGTATCCCGGCTCCCGATGCAGTTTGGTAAAGGAATTGTTTCACATGGAACAGGAAGAAAATCAGACACAAGACGTTGTCACCATTTTGGATGACGCTCCTGAAGAGAACAAAACGGAAACAAAAATAGCTGCAAATGATTCGCAGACGCCAGAAGATGGCATTGCGGAATTAAAATCGCGCCTTGAAGACGAAAAACGCATGCGTATGGAAGCCGAAGCAAGGGCGCATCAAGCCCAGCAAACGGCAACCCGCGCTGCGGCTGAAGTGCAAGATAGTAACCTTCAGCTTATTAATGGCGCAATTGATAAACTGAAGCGTGAAGCAGACTATTCCAAAGCGCGATATCGCGATGCTTTGTCTGCTGGTGATTATGATACTGCCGCTCAAATTCAAGAATCGATGTCAATTAATGCGGCCAAGATGCTTCAACTTCAAAACGGCAAAGTTTCGTTAGAAGAAAGGCTTAGAAACCCGCCAGCAGAAACACAGCAAACCTCTGATCCAATTGAACAAATTGCATCTCAGCTATCGCCTCGTTCTGCTGCATGGATTCGGGCTAACCCAGACGTTGTTCGTGACAAACAGCGTTATGACAGCATGGTTCGGGCACATAATCATGCCATTGGCGAGGGGTATGTCCCTGATTCGGACGCGTATTTCCAGCATATTGAAATGCGTTTGGGCATGCGTAACCCGCCAAAACAGGCAGATGATGAAGGCGTTGACGTCAACCTTTCAGCCGCTTCTGCACCAACGCAAAAACGCACGTCTATTCCAGCCGCTCCAACGACCCGTACAGCATCCGGTACAGGTAATAAGCAGAATGTCGTTCGTTTGACGTCGGAAATGCGTGAAATGGCATCGATGATGGGCATGTCGCCCGAAGATTACGCCAAAAACATGGTCGCCCTTCGCAAAGAAGGTAAACTTAACTAATAGGAGAGCCAAATGGCTAATAATGAAACTGGTTTGACTAAACTCACACCAAAAGTGGCTAAATCAACAATTCGTCCTGACGTCCGGTCTGACGTTCGCGAAGAGAACCCGGCAGAACGCGCCCGGCAACGTGCGGCGGAAATCCGCAAACATCGTGCTGGTATTGATTTGGATAGCACGGACCGCTTTGCATTTGATACGTCAATCATTCCAGAGGGTTGGTCGTATGAATGGAAGCGCAAATCCATCTACAATCAAGAAGACCCGGCATATCAAATCCGGCTGGCGGATGGTGGCTGGACTCCCGTCCCGGCAAATCGTGACGCTCGCCATGCGGCTTTGATGCCGACTGGAAACTTCGCAACTATTGAACGCGACGGCATGATTTTGATGGAGCGTCCAAAGGAGTTGACAGACGAAGCAAAAGATATAGAATTGCGTCGTGCTAGGAACCAAGTCCGCGCAAAAGAAGCGCAATTGAGTACTGCACCTGATGGGACTTTGGCGCGTGATGCTGATCCGCGTACACGTCCATCAGTCAAAAAGTCTTACGAGGCCATGCCAATTCCAAAGGAATAAGGTGGTCTCAAACCTGCCCTTGGGGAGGCGGGTTAAAATTGTCGGGGTTGGCAGTGCCGGGCGCATAGCAACCTCATCACTCATGGAAAATCTGCTATGGCTAATACGCAAGCGTATTTTGGCTTCTTGCAGTATCAGGGTGGTGCTGGCGGCGCTCCAACGTTCGCTCAGTCTGCCCGTCGTATTGCAAGCGGCAACAGCACGGCTATCTACACTGGCGACCCTGTCATGCCAGTTGTTAGCACGGCTAATGGTTACATCACTCAGGCAGCAGCCGGAAGCACCACACTTGCTGGTATTTTCGTTGGCTGTAAGTACCTTTCGACCTCACAGAAGCGTACCGTTTGGTCCTCTTACTGGCCGGGTTCGGACGCAACGGGCGACGTTGAGGCTTATGTGATCGATGATCCAAATTCTCGTTTCATTGTTCAGACCAGCACGACTGCATTCCCAATGACGGGTACTGCAACCACGATGACCTCTGGCGTTATTGGGCAGTACGCTCAGTTCACCATTGGCACGGGCAACAGCAGCACGGGTCGTTCGGGTGCATATCTTTCGGCGGTCGGTACGACTGTTACCTATCCATTCACCATCGTTGACTACCAGATTGGCGTTAATAACGGCGGCGATCCCACTTCGCAGTATTGCAATGTGATCGTTGGCTTCAATAACGAAATCTTCCGTAGCAACGGCGCTGGCCCAACTGGCATCAGCTAAGGAGTAAGGTACTATGGCTGTTAATCTTTCACAGATCAAAGACCTTCTCCTCCCCGGTCTCCGTGGTGTTGAAGGCAAGTACGAGATGATCCCATCTCAGTACGACAAAATCTTCACGAAGCATGATTCGAAGATGGCTCTCGAACGTACCGCAGAAATGCGCTACTTGGGCCTCGCGCAGTTGAAGACCGAAGGTGGTCAGACTGCATTCGATTCTGGCGCTGGTGAGCGTTTTGTGTACAATCAAGAGCATACTGAAATTGCTCTGGGTTACGCGATTACCCGCAAGGCAATCGATGACAACCTCTACAAGACCCAGTTCATGCCGTCGAACCTTGGCTTGGTGGAATCATTCCAGCAGACCAAAGAAATCTATGGCGCGAACATCCTCAATACGGCCACGACCTACAATGCTTCGGTTGGCGGTGACGGTGTAGCACTTTGCTCCACGGCACATCCTATCGATGGTGGCACGGTTGCTAATACGCCATCGACACAGTTGGACCTCAACGAAGCCTCGTTGCTCAACAGCATGATTGCTGTTCGTACGAACTTCCGCGATCAAGCCAACTTGAAGGT